GACGCAATCGTGCTTGAAAATGAGGCAGATGTAAGGCCTTTAATGGTCGAGCAAGCGCAAACCGAATCTCAGTATCTTGACCCTCAATATATTAACGAATGGTGGAAGGAAACAACATGACAACCACTTGGACAATCTCCCAACTTGACCGCAACGTATCTGATGGCTTTGTCACCACTGCCCACTGGCAAGCCACAGCAGTAGATGGAGAGCATTCAGCCTCTGTCTACTCCACTTGCTCATGGTCTTCTGGCACACCAGTCATCCCTTATGCCGACCTGACACAAGCAACAGTGCTGGGTTGGATTTGGGCTAATGGTGTGGATAAGGACGCAACAGAAGCGGCTCTAGCGGCTCAGATTGAACTGAAGAAGAATCCTGTGACTGCCACAGGAGTGCCTTGGAGTAATGATATATAATAAGCCCGTTGTGTGGTTATTTTTGAAGGAAATTAAATGAAAATTAAATTGGAACTATTTGTTGAAGAAGTAAACTTGATTTTGCAAGCATTGGGTAATATGCCTTATTCGCAAGTAAAACCAATGATTGAAAAAATACATGAGATGGCCACACCTCAGGTGCAAACTCAAACACCGAAACCTGAATTATCAGAGAATGAAAGTGCAGATTTGCCAGTAAAAAAGTAAGTGTTTTACTTCAAAAACTCTTAAAGAGAGTATAACTAACCCTGCTTCGGCAGGGTTTTTTATTGCCTCAATACTGTGTGGATTCTGTTATACTAGTTGAAACATTGAAAGAATTGTATGAATATTTTAACAGTTATGGACCGCATCAAGGCTCTACAAGAGTTTGAGGTTAAAACAACCTTGCCTGAAAATTTTAGATTCAAAGGTCGTGTGCCTTTTGATATACATATTGTGGACAATGAAGCAACAATTAAGGTTCTTGCATTAAACCTAGAAGAGGCCATGATGCGAGTTAATTCTTTTATATTTGAAGATAATGGCGAAGGTGATTGCCGATGACTAACCTTATAATTGGATTTTTTATTGGTTGGTTTTTTGATGACTTTGTGGCTATGATGAAAAAAATATATGAAGAGTATAAAATAGCAAAAAGAGATTGGTAAAAATAATCTTATGAACAAAAACATTTGGGGTCCACCTGATGATGAAGAACCATTGCCTGCATGGATGGACCCAAAAACATATTCAAATCCCAAACCCAAAAGGTTTGGTCCGTCTTTAATGGAGAGTATACAAGAGGCAATGAAAAAGCCTCCTGTGCCCATAGATATAAAAGAACCAAAACTGTGAAATAAAGGAGAAAACTATGTTTGGAACAAGTTACACAGGCGGCATCACAGATTACCGCTCAGCAGAAGAAGTCAACTCAGCCATGGGTCGTGTGTATGGGCACATGAGTCTGGCAGTTGCGACCAGTATGATTGTCAGTTACTTTGTGGGAACTACTCCTGAACTACTGGCATTCTTTTTTACAGGCATTCTAAAGTGGATTGTAATCTTTGCACCACTTGCGGCCATCTTTGGTGTTGGCTATGTACTGAACACCAATCCGAGTAAAGGTGTAGCACAGTTATGCCTACATGGTTTTGCCGCTCTGATGGGTCTAAGTTTTGCGACAATCTTTGCAGTATTCACCATGGGTAGTATTGTCAGTGCCTTTATGGGTGCGGCCATTCTATTTGGTGTAATGAGTGGCTATGGTTACTTCACCAAAAAGGATCTAAGCTCAATGGGGCAGATGATGTTTGTTGGGCTAATTGCCATTGTAATTGCTAGTGTCGTTAATATCTTTATTGGCAGCACAGTCATGCAGATGGTTATTAGTGCTCTGGCCATTATTATCTTTTTAGGGCTCACGGCCTATGATACACAACGAATCCGTGAAATGGTTTCAGTTGATACTGGTCCGTCAGTTGAAGTCAGTGGCGCATTGACATTGTACATGGACTTTATCAATTTGTTTATTAACTTGCTACACCTATTTGGTGATAGAAAGTAAACACAAGAAAGTCAAAACTATGAATTATATACCAGAATGTGATAGATTGTTAGAAGCAATGGTTGGTAAAGACCTTGTTGCTCATTGGTGGTTATCACCAAATAATGCATTTGATGGCAGTACACCTGCTGAAGCGTTTACTGAAGACCCACGGTCAGTCTATGAGTATTTGATGTGGCATGCCTATGGTGCAGGAGGTTAGTATGAAAAGTTTATATAAATCAACCAAAGTAATCTATGATGCTCACAAAAAAGAGTATCAGGTCTACTATAAGAATTGGTTCGCTTGGAAGTATGATTCCTGCTATAAATTTGATGAGAAAAAAGCTCACTATGATCCCATTCATTATTGTACCAAAGAACAGGCTGAAGAACGAGCAATCGACAGAGCAAAAGCAATGTTATCTACTGTAGAAGTCTGGAAACAAAGTCAAGTATTGTATTATTGATATGACAGTTGAAGAACAAATAAAAGAATTTTTGGAGATGTATGGTGACCGACTGCCTAATCCTGAGCATTGCCCTATAGAGTTTGCGTATTATGTTAAGTTATATAATTATTGTAAAGGTTTGTTATGAGTAATTTGCGACCTATACACCTGCACAACAATACCGCAAGACCATCACCAAGGGTCTTGTAGCCTTTGATGGATATCATATATGGAAGGGATGGCAATGCTTCTTCTATAGAATAGAGAATCCAGATATGAAGAAATACCCGTATCCCCATGAATAATACTATAATAATTCATACAGGTCAAGATAAGACCAATGATAATTGGTTCTGGTGCATAGATCCGACCGATGACCGATTCTATAACATAAAGACCATAGAGTGGAAACCAAAGAGCCTAGAAGATATAGGGAAAGAATACGGCATTAGGATAGAAGTGCAATAATGTGCAATATTGTGTAGTTACCGAACTGCCATGAAACCTATGGGAAACCAGTGATTATATGGATAGATATAAGGAAAAAAACTGTAAATTCTGTGAAAAACTCCATAAGAAACGGGGTCTCTATTGCTGTCAGTCGTGTGCTAATCGTGACCGCACCGAGTACTCACCGAATGTTGCAGAGGCTATGCGAAAAGTTGCGATAGATTATAACAGAACACCAGAAGCAATTGCTGCTCAGAAGTTGTTTGGGTCTGGCATTGCTTCAGAGGATTTCGCTATTGATATTCCAGAGATTAAAGACCTCGCTGATTACTCTGAGTTCCTCGATGGGTTCGACCGTGGGGAAAAGTGGTGACTCCCGCCCGCATCCAACCCTAGTATTATATCATATTTTTCCGTTCCTGTCAAGCCCCCTGTTGTTGCAATAATACAACAGTGGGCAATTTTTTTGGAATAACGCTTGACAAACCCACTGGTTCTGATATACTAACGGTGTTGCTTTTGAAAAGGTTATAGATTATGTGGAACTTAGAAGGTCTTACTGTTAGAGGTGAATACTTTGGCTTACCAGTTGAAGGTGTGGTTACTGAGTCCAGAGTTAAGTATGGTGGTACCGTCCAACATACTGTGAACCTATTCTTTCCTATTACTATGTTTGGTTCAGAGAGAACCACCGTATTACTGGATGCCAATGAAATAACCTTTATTGAATACGAAAGTGTTACAGCCTGTGAGTTTGATTAATACTTCCGTGCTGTATTGACAATTGCCTGGAATAGTGTATAATGGCTTACATGATGAGAAAAAAACGAAGCGATAGAAACCATGTCCTGTACCGTGTGCAGTGCATGGATACTGGTGATTCATATATCGGCCTAACAGTAGCACAAGGTCAGGCCTTCCTCCGCTCTGTAAAAGTCCGTTGGCAGAAGCATGTATCCCGTGCTATGAATGAAGACAAGAACTGGTCATTCTGTAATGCTCTCCGGAATAATGCGGATGCTGAATGGCGCTATGAAGTGCTTGAGGTTGTCCGTGGAAGAAAACCCGCCCACCAAAGAGAGCGCCAGTTGATTGCTGAGTATTCTCCAAATTTGAATACTTTTTGATTATGTTGCGTAAAAACAACTACTTGACTAAAACGGTACAGTATTACTTGACAATTCTGCCTATTCTGTTATACTAGCACCATAGATTGAAAAAACGAAAGGAAATCTAAATGTCTAAAACCCCATCCCTCACCTCCCTTGCTATCGCTGACAAAAAAGCTGCTATTGCTGTTCTGAAAACTGAAATTGCCGATATGCGTGCTGCTGTTAAAACTGCTCGCTTAGAAGCAAAGGCGAACCGTGCTGCTACTGTTGCCGCTAATAAGATTGCTAAAGAAAATAAAGCATTCGACCGTGCTGCTAAGAAGTCCGCTCGTATTGCTAAACTCGAAGCAAAGTTGCTTGCTATGAAAACCGGTCCAGTCGGTGCTAAAGCAATTAAGATAAACAAAAAACCATCTGCCTGCACTACAGTATACCAGATGGCCGCTTAACCAAAGGGATCGTATCCCCGATGGTGCCAGTTGAAAAAACACTGGCAACTATTAAGAATCCTTGCCGAGCAGGCTAAGTATAATGAGTGAGGATTCTTAATAGTTGAGTGAAATAAAGTAAGACTTTTTTCTACGCTTGACAATTGCCTGGATTGTGTTATACTAGCACCATAGATTGAAAAGGAAAAAAGATGTTTATTGCTCTCTGTGTTT